ACGGTGACCAGATGAATGATCCCGGATCATCAACCTCATCTTTGCCCGCTTCATACTCGGGCAGTCCAGCCGCTTCGCGCTTCTCGTTAACAGTCATGAACGTCGCATCGGTTAACCGCTTGAACAGCATTTCCCGCTTGTATTCCATCGACGGGAAATCATCCTTATTGAAATCAATAAACAACGGTTCATCACCAAAGAACCAATTGGAAAATTCAGCGCGTATGTAGTTGAGCCAACCGAATACGGTGGACTCAACAAACTGCAAATCGGCTTCCCTGAAATTGGCGAATGTCGATTCCCCCGGAATACCGATCAGCATAGGCGGCACACCGTAGACCATGCACACGTTACGCGCTACGGTCAGCGTGCCCGTGTTCCAATCCATGTCCTTCGGGGATAACGTGAACGGATCAGCACCCGTGCCGCTCTCACCCGCCAGCACCATGTTACGACCGGCATTCTCACCGCCGCTATATTTCTCATTCAATTCCTTCTGGATCGCTATCCGTTGTGTCTCCGCAATCATACCGATCAGCTTAACGATAAGCCCCGGTCTGCCGTCACGCTGTAACAACCGCATATTCCAAGTGGTCGATTCGTTGAACGTGTCAATCTCACGCGCTGCCGGTTGCACTAACGGCATTCCATACCAATCGTTCAGCGGGTGGAACCGCTTCAGGTGCAGGATGTTCGATCGACCATTAGCGTCAACGGGGAACGTTGCTGTTTTGCCGTTAAGCGTATAAAGGTAATTAGCAATCTCACCTTGCCCGTCAACGTCAACTTTCATGCGGTCAGGACGCAGCGCCCACAATTCCTGTGGCACACCAACGTTCGGCCCGCTGATCGGTCCCACGCTCTCCACCCAACCGTTGCCGTTAATCATCAGATGCGAGGATGTAGCCTCAAGGATACGGTTGAACGTCTGGCGTGGATTGGCACGCGATAGAATCGCCTCAACAGGATGCCCGTCGATACGCTCACGCTTGCCGTCGCCCAACTTACGCCACACCGACCACGAAGGGACCGCCACCGATTCGGCAATCTTCGACATACACCGATAACTGACGGCGCACTTCAAATACGCCTCATCTGCGAACTTCTCGTATGTGTTATCAGTCCACACCGCGCCAGGAATACCGTTACTGCCGGAATACAGCGGAGCAGTGACGCTTTCCTTCGTCAACCAATTCAGGATGTAATTACGCAGGCCCATTATGTTTACACCCCCGGCAACGCATAGATGTTAATCGTTAACACCGTGCTTGCATCAAAATCGGGATCACGGAAAGCCCACCGTGATTCACCGCCTCGTTTCTTGTTGAATATCTGCACACCGTCGCTAATGATCATCCGCTTTGCACTCACATCATCAAACCCGGCAGCATTGCCAGCCGCTACACCCGGGCGCACGTAGAAATAAGCCCTCGCCCCAGTAGTGGCATATAAATCTTCCGAAACCAAAACAAAAGCATTGCCAGCAACACCAGTATCATGTGCGATGCTGAACGGGGTTGCATTGTGCCGCCCCGCAACAGCGGCATATCCACGTGTGTAATAATCAAATTTATATAGACTGCCCTTTGCAACACCAAAACCACCTGCTCCCCCGGTGTCTATTTCTTGCAAGCAATACGTATTATTTGTTGCACCGGCAGTGATTTTGATAGCAGCAGCACCGCCGTTGAACTCCCCCGCTACGCCTGTTGAGGCAAGTGTGCCGTCCCCTGCAAACTCCTCCCAATTAGCGAATACATCCGCACCACCAGCACCGGCGGTTTCGAATCCGATGTTGCCCAGTAACTCGCTGCCATAATCACCCGTGCCAACCGCGCCCGCCTGTGTGCCCCTGATGTAACCATGACACTCATTGCTGCTAGTGTCGGAAACAATCACACCAAACAACGATTCGGGATTAGCGGCATAGTTAGCGCGTAAACTATTACGAACCGCTAACGTGGTGGATGACAACGTGGCTGAACCATCATTAGCAAAATCGCCATAGATATTCGTGTTGCTAGTTGCTGACGCTGTGCCGGGATTGCCAAAGTTGAAACCGAAATCAGATACAACATCACCCGCTAGTATCTCATTCCGCACAATCCCGTTCCGCACTATTCCGCTGTCCACTATCATCCGTTCACCACTGGTTTCTCATGCTTGTAACTGATCTCGAAAACGGCAGTAGTTGCTGCATCATCCACGCTGGATGAATAGTAAATTTCCGCTTTACCGCCATTCCCCATATAGATAGGGTTAGCGGATATGTCTTCCTCATGGGTGCTTTCGAGAAAATGCACTAGCGCCACCGTCTCAATCTTCATTCCATCATCTTCCACCACCCATACCGACTCGGTATCGGGTGCAGATGCAGTAAGCGCATCGGATGAATCAAACAACTTCAACCGCATCTTGGTTATGTAAACCGGTTGTGTGGATAAGATGCCGAACATCAGATCCGAATACGCACCCGCACCCGCGCCACCGGGCAACAGATCAATCAGACCATCGGCAACTTCGGCTTTCCACGCATAACCACTAGTGTAGTAATTAACCGAATATGCCGTATTAGGGCCGTATACCGAAACGTTCGTGTCAACATACTTGATCACTAGCGCGTAATAGTTGCCCACCGTCAATATATTATTCGCTGGGATCTCCGTCGCCACCCCCGCAATGAATTCATGCACATGATAGAACTGCTTACCACCGCGAAGACCGAGCGCGATGCTAGCAGCCACGCCGCCGCCGATTCCCCTGTCACCAAGCTCCGTGTATTGCGTCCCTGCCGCCGTGTAGTCCACGCTGCCGCCATTCGCGGGCAAGGATGCACCCATGTCCCACAATTCAATAGAAACGCTTCCAGGGGCCGCTCTGAAGCGCACGTTGTCCACGTATGCCGTCTGATTGTTCTGCGCGTTAGTGACAATGAAAAGCACCTTCGTCACTGCCGCTATATTGCAAGTCCCAACGAATGAGGTAATCGGGATGTCGAAATGCTGCCATGTATTAACCGCATCGACAGCAACGGGGATTGACACCACACTGGTGGCCGCCCCGTCGTTAATGGATACCGTCACCTGCCCGCTCAAACTTGATACCGTTTGGAAGAAATCAAAACTAACCGTCGCCCCGGTCATATTCCATGACGTTGCCGGTTTGGTGAATGTCCATGAATCATTAAGCTTGCTAATATCCAATTCCATCGACTCAGCGCTGCTGTGGTTGCCGCTAATGATCACCGCCTCAGTGACAGCTGCATTAGTGCCCGCCAGCACCCACGCGGCCTGAAGGTTGCCGTCATTGCCGCCATACTCGATATCGTCAATGGTAGTTTCAGCCGCAGCGGATTCCAACGTCAGGAATATACCGTTGATATTCTCCTGACTCGCCTTGAACATCTGACCGACTGCCGTTGCCGCGTCAACCGTGCCCATTATCTCGCGGCTGGATTCGGCGTGTTCATTCAATACAGCAGGCCGCAAACGAACCTTGGACAACAGACCGGGAATAATCGGTGAGGTAAGTGCCACGTTCATCTCATTGGCATACGAAAGCGGCACACCATTAACGGTCGCCGCAATATCACGCGGTTGAACTATGTTCCCTGCTGCTATCCCTGGTATGCCCATGCGTTACCCCCTCAAAAATATTTCCGCTAAAATCAATGCAGCAGCAAACACCAAACCACCGACCGCGCCCCATGTGCGCCATTCGGTTCGAAGGTTTGACAACGCCGTGTTAACCGGCGTGTCAGTCACCATCACCTTAGTCTTAATCGCTGTTCTGTCCACTTCGCATTGATGTATTTTGTCTTCGTGTTCGGCCACCTTGCCATTGAGCCGCCCGAGGTGGTCTTTGATGTCCGTGATGTCCTCTGCTACGCCCTCGATCTTGCCCAACAGGATTCCCTGCTCCAATGCCGCTGCATGTGATGTATTAACTAGCGTCTGGATATTCCCTTCCATCTTTGCTTGAGCTTTCAACGCCATTATGAATTCGGCTTTTTCTATTGATGTCAGTTCACTCATCAGCTTGTTCCCAGGCGCACATACACACTCCCTGATTCCCATGCATCAATCTTGGTTCCTATTCGATACATGGTTCCTGATTCCGGTTCGTCCTTATCGGTGATAATCTCGAATGATGCGTCATAACCGTCTGCCGCTAGCAATGACCACGATTCAACATCACGCCAACCACCGGGGCCAATGCCCGCCGTATCCCATGAGGCAACACTAGCGCCAATTACATCACCCGGCATCTTGCGCTGAAGTGTTAACGACATCGACGCGGTAGAATTGACAGCACCGGAATCAGCGGCGAGAAAGTCGAGCGAGTTGCCGACAAATACGCCGATATTAATCCTGTGCCCCGCTTGCACCCTAATCAGTGACGTGAAATGCGGAGCCGAGTTGATCAGAGTTTGCTCTGTGTATTTATCGTGGTCAGGCATATCATTCTCCTCTAGTTATGCGGCAACGGCACTTGGCCTGACCCGCGATAAGAAACGGAATGCCCCACTAGCGGAATCAACCATATCGTCATGGCCCGCACCACCATCGGGGAACGCTTCGTGTTCTGCAAAAAATACTCGGTTCCAACTTGCTTTGACTAAATAGACTTTACCCTTTAACACAGCATCACCATCTTGGCCGGGGATGCCACCGGAGACAGCGGAACTATACGGGACTGCGCGTTGCCGCTTGCTGCCCTGGCCGGCCACAATGTCGGGATGAAAACTGTAACCGTCGAACACGTGGTCGAGCTTGTGCCGCGCAACCGCCTTGCCGCTGGAACCGCCCTCGATCTCCTCGGCAATGAACGTGTCAAGGCCATCAAGTTCAGCTGTATCGCGCTGACGCTCCTCTGCTGCGCCAGGATCACAACGGAACCGGTTTAGATCAGCAATCACATACTGTCCGTTCGGTGTTCTGCCCATTAGCGTCCCAACCGTCCAATCGGGATCTTGATTCGCCTTATGTGGTTCGGTGCTTGCCATGTCCCAATATCTGCACCATTCGACTTCCATAGGGTCGCACAGTTCGCTAACTTCGTTAATCAAGGTGAACGATGAACGGTCAAACATCCTGCCCTTAGTTCTAGCGTCCCAATCGCCTTTGAGTAGTTGTGCGATAACCACAGGCGATTCCATACGCATCAGGTTCTCTTTGTAATCCACTTGGTCAAGGTGCGGGTTGTCGTCAATCTTTGCCGGGATAAACACAACATCTTCTTTACGTGTTTCAGGGTCAACGTAACGATCCTTCACCCATTGACCGGTTGCAACCTGCTCCGGCCCTGGTGGGTTACTAGCACCACGGAAACGAATCGGAACAGCGGTCCCCGCCAATCGACGTAAGCGGGAGAATAAATACATCGCTTGGTTCTTTGGTATCTGCACCATTTCATCGAACGCCACGAACTGATACGCACCACCGAGATAATTATAGTGATCGTTCGGCCCCTGCATGTAACCGAACGACAATGTAGCGCCACTAGGGAACTGCCACCGATGCTGCTGTGCATTCCACTTCGCATCAGAACCGGTCAACCATTCATGTGAACGGCTGATCAAACCTTCCGGCTGTGACAGATCCATATATGTTTTACGAAAGATAATCGCGTTGTATCCCTTCACATCAACATACTGAAGCGCAGCCATTAGCAACGCATCCGATTTACCACCGCCCGCAGCACCACCATAGAACGCCTCTTTGTTCTGCAACCACAGAAACGCCCGCTGAGTGGGCGTCGGTTCGTGCAACCAATACTTAGAGGTTCGCGGCTTTAGTAATTCAACTAGAGCCGGATTCTCCTGTATCGTCCTCAGATACGGATCGTTGCTGAGGGAGCAGCTGTCCGATTGCACCGGTTGCGCTGAGGACGCGGAGCGTTTCCGCTGCGACGTCGTTGCCGATGATGTTGATCGTTGTGCCCTTGGCATTGTTCGGGGCATCCTTTTTGCTAGTCGATTCCGCGAAATCAACTTCCCTGATTCGACGCCACCGCTTACCGGTGCCATCACATTC